TTTTGCCTTTGCGTCAGCCTTTGAGGTTGCACCCCATGCCTTGAGCGAAAGAAGCAGTCTTGTTGGTTCACCATCCTTGTACTCTGCACCAGCATTGTTGCCCATGCGAGCCAAGAAACTTGCTCTGCGAGGGTTATCCCCCGACTTTACTGGAGGCTTCAGATTACCACCAGTTTCCGCATTATAAGATGATCTACCCTTGGCATTCAAGCCGCCTTTTGGATTTTGACCAGCTTTTGTTTGCCAAGTGGGTGTTTTCATCTACTTCACCTTTTTAGGCTTCTTCGCAGTCTTTGCCGCTTGTTTAAACGCATCAGCAGTAGGAGCGCCCTTGCTACCTACCTTACGCATTTTCTCGCCAGACCCTGCCTTGATACGAGCCTGTTTTGCATTAATATTGGCATAAAGTCCAGTTTTCATTTCATCTTCCTTTTGGCTTTGCCAGCTTCAGATAAAGCAATGGCAACCGCCTGTTTGGGATTAGTCACAACCTTGCCGCCCTTGCCTGAATGCAAAGTACCTTCCTTGTACTCCCCCATGACCTTTTTGACCTTCTTTTGTGATTTAGTCATTTTCATAGGGTTTCTCCTTAGTACATTATCTTGGCTGTAATCGTGCCTGTGACAAAAACAGTGCAATTTGCTCGCAAATACTTAGGGGCATTAGCTACTGTAACGATGCCGTTAGCTGTCAAAGCAGTGCCAATAGTTGCCCAGTTTGTGCCATCAAGACTACCTTGCAATGCAACAGTAGCTGATGTAATTCCAGAAACCTGTAAGAAAGCTGGTTGACCAGAGTCAACTTGAACGGCTTTAGATTCACCTGTAGCGCCAACTGCATTCAGGAGTGTGATAGGTGATGTTAAAGATGCCATTATTTACCCCTTGAAGATTTCTTCATCATGTTGGTAGCAGTCCTTCCACCCTTCATAGGCAGACCCTTGGGTTTACCAATAGCAACCATAACAGTCACTGGAATACCCTTTTTCTTGCCGTATTCTTTTGCTTCTTTTTCACCTTTTTCGGTGTAGGGAAACTTCTTTTTTCCAACTGAAGGCATAGTATTTTCCTTATTTCCAGAGTCGATCAGCAATAAAGGTAATGAAACCGCCCATGAATGAAGCGATTGTCATACCCATCCAAAAACCACCTTTGCCTTTGTTGGCAAGTTCAAGCAATGTTTTTACATCGGTACTAAGTGAGTGGACTTCCTTTTGTAGAGCCTCTACTTGAGCCTCTAACTTACCAAAGTCTCTTGCGTCAACTTCAGACATTTGCTACCTTTCTGGGTCTTCCCATACGCTTAATTGTTGGAATGACAGGCGCAAATGCGGTATCTGTTCTAAGTTCTGATTCTACAGACTCTATGGTTACTTCTTCATCTACCAAAACATAACCCTGATGACCTTCCATAGAGTCAATATCATGTTGGAGGGTAAAAGTCACACAATTACCCGATTGTAGACAACGAAAAGTAGCCATAAAACCCCTTAAAAGAGATAGGGGGGACTACCCCCCCCATCATTAAACCACAGGGCGACCAATAATAAGTTGCAATGTAGTTGAAGCTAAATCAACAGAACCTGCTGTTGGGTTATAGGTCACGATAGTCACAGTGTTGGCGGCTGAAACATAGGCTCGGCGAACCAATCCTGCTTCACTTACACCAACTGACATACCAAGAACCATGTCACCCAAAGCCACTCCTGCAACAGTTACTGTGTCTGTAGCTGTAGCTGTAGTAGCGACTGAGCCGCTATCTAAAGTACATGAAACATCCCAAGTATCTGTAAACAGACCACGAAATTGGTCATTGCCCCTGCGGGAAACGACTGCTGTTGCTGATGCCATTTTGATTTCTCCTAATTAGGTTAAAAAGTCCCCCCACCACTAAGGCAGGGGGAAACTACTATTAGCTAGGAACAACCAAAGCGAACATAGAAGACGACTTAGCGGCTCCCACAGTAGCGGCATTACGCAAAGCGGCAACGCCATACAAAGTGTCAGATGTAAACAGAGTAGCCAAATACTCTTGTTTGTACTGAACTTGTGAACGTACACCAACTTGCTCAACCAGAACCATAGAGTCCTTGTGACCCATCAAGCAGACACGAGCAATAGCAGAACCGCTAGTTGGGAAAGCGGCAGTTGCAGATGCTGAGTCAGCGTTGCTGGAAGTGAACACGGGGATACCATAGAGATTACCGATTTCACCATTGCGGATAGCATCGCCATTACCTACAAATGCTTGTTCGGTGTAGCGAGCCAGACCCATCAAAGTGTTGCGGCTTGAGGGAGGAATCAAGAAGAAACGATTGTCCATAGGAGTATCGTTGTCATCCAAACGCTGAATGGTGCGGCGAATAGCGGCATCAGTCAATGCAGACGCATTACCAGTGTTGGTGTTTGCGGTGTAGTCAAAGGTAGTTGTTCCGTCACCGCCGATGAAAGCAGAGCCGTACTGAGCGCCAGTAGAACCGCCATTAGCCAAACGACCAAGCTGAACCAAGTCGGTATCAACTTGACGAGACAAGGCGTAACCAGCATCAGAAGTGTAGAACTGACGCATAGAGTTCAAAGCCTGTGCCTCAACGATATCTTCAATCAAGCGGCTATATTCATAGTGCTTGTTGATAGACACAGTGACTTCAGACTCAGTAGCGGCAATCAAAGTGACTGCTGTCTCTGCGGCTTTAGCAGAAGCTGAACCACGGGTAGGTGCAGGAATGTGAACAGTGTCACCTTTCTTGCCCTTGAAGTTCATCTTCATAACCAAGTTAGCTAAAACGAGGTTTTTCTTATAAGCCGCAACGATTTCGTCTGACCAAATATCAGGAATGAATTTGTCAGCGGTTGTTACTGTCACCGAATTGGTGGGGGAAAATGATGTTGCCATTTGTGTACTCCAATAAAATCAAAAGTTAAGTTATTTGACCCTACCCTCTTGATACGCTTGCATGATCTCATCACTCAAGGCATCGTAGCGGTTTGGGTCAGTCATCTTCAGCCGAATAAGGTCTGCCCTGCGATAGACTCTCTTTCCAGACTCTCCACTGCCACCTACATCAACTGTTGCCGCCTTAAGGTTTGACTTGCGCTGAGTTTCCCCTGCTTCATTAGTCTGTTTAGCCTTAACGCCCTTCAACTGCTTATAGGTACTCAGCAATTCATTAGCACTGTCATAGTCAAACTCACCATCAGCTTTAGCGTACAAACCAATGCGAATAGGTGAAGATTTCACCCAATTTGCAAAGTCTGGGTCTTGAACAATCTGACCAAAATCAGGATGTTCTGCCGCTAACTTTTGCTGAATTTGCATCTTTTTGAACTCTTGACCAGCTTGTCTAGCCGCAAGTACATCAGGATGGTTATCAACAGTCTTACGAACCGCCGCCTGTGGATTCTCAAAGAAATCTACTTCAGGTTCTTCCTCTTTAATAGGTTGAGGTTTACCAGCAAGGTTTTGCTTGATGAGTTCATCTGCTAATTTGCGTACTTCACCAACTTCTTGAGCCTGTTTACCAATCAGCTTCTCAGCTTCTTGGTGCATTTTGATGATGTCTGACAACTCTTTGCCCCGATACTTGTCGGGAATGTCATTACTCATCGGCTCAATACTGGTTTCAAGTTTCTGCTTTTCAACAGTCTCTAACTCACCTAACATCTCATCTGGATTATCTATCAACATATTTTTCCTTTTTCCTGCCACTTTTGGGTTCTAGGATACACAACGGCATAAATGCTTATGTTGTGGTTTTTTGCTCTTGCACTAACTTATCACGATGTTTCTTGTCAAATTTCATCCATGAAGATGGAAAATGACCCGACCAACCTTCCAAGTTAATGCTTGGAGCAGAGATTGTGCGATTGGCTGAACCACCGCACTCACACTGAGTTTCCTGTGTCTCATAATCACAGTACCTCTCAATTCTGTGTCCACTTTCGCAGACAAATTCATAAATTCTTTTCATTCAATTCCTCGTAGGCTCGTTCACTGACCTCTTTCAAGGTTTTCAGCCAAGTCAAGATGGAAAGTTCACCTTTTTTGAACATTAAGGTCTTTTCATCAGGAATAACGCTTAGATTATTGAGCGACTCTATCATATTGTCAATATCTATGCACAATTCCTTCCAGCCTTCCATGCCCATCATTTCAAATCGGGATTCGTAATACTTTTGTAGTTCAGGGGTCATTTTTAACTTTTAGAGTATTTTGCTTTGATTGCCAAACAATCAGCAATGTATTTATCAATCTGCACTTGATCGCCTTTTACTACACCATCAAGATAATCAGTCATTGGAGGATATTCAGCCGCACGTTTTTCAGCATACGTCAATGTGTACACAGGGCGCAATGCTTCAGCTTCTGCATCCGTAATGGCAACAGATCCAGCGGGGAGAAGATGAGCGAAACTATCGTCATCAAGGAAGTGCAAAGAATTGTCTGGGGCTTTGTAGTGCATGATTTACCTTTAACGAAGTTCTGCCCAAGAAATAATTGATTTAGATGCTTGATTATTGTCTACAACATAAGTTCCTCCTGATGGAACTATTGAAGTTACAGCAATTCCAAGATTTGCAGATGGGACTGATCTGCTAGCTTCAATGCCATTAACAACCAGTGTAGAAGTGCCATTTGTAGTTGCTTGAGGAGTTGCAGAAACCAGAATTGGCTTACCTGTTGTGTTGTAGTAGGTAGTGCCAAGCGCCCTACTTGCCGCTACGTTTTGCCAAGTTTGCCCATAACCTAGAGAACTCAATGCAGTTAAAGCCTGACCACCAACACCCTGAATAGTTGACGGAGCAGTTGCCCATGTTCCTGCTGTTGCTTGAGTGGATTGAATAAAACCAATCACACGATATGCAAGAGATGTTCTAGCTGTTGTTGAATAAATTACACTTGCACTATCAGCCGCACCAGCACCACCTTCAGCGGTTGTGCTAATAAGGTTTGTTTCATCAAGTTGAGTTCCACCACCGATATTTACAGCGGCTAACTCAATTGTTCCAGCATTGTTCATAGCTATCACTACAATTCGTGATTGCTGTGCGTTTACTGTTCCAAGAGTTGAACCGCTTGAAATTACTAAATTTGATGGTGTTCCAGTAACAGTTGTAACTGCTCCACTTCCTAATGTAGTGGAACGAAAATCAAGTCTAAGCTGAGATGCTGTAATTGTTAAAGCATTGCTTGCGACAGAAGCGGAAATTGGTTGAATTTCAACAATATTACTTGTTAATGCAACTGTTCCTGTTGTTGTGGGTAAAGTCAAAGTTCCTGTATTGGAAATACTTGAAATAACAGGGGATGTTAATGTTTTGTTTGTTAATGTCTGTGTATCTGTTTTAGTAACAATACCAGCACCATCAAGTGTTGTTGCTCCAGTACCACCATTGGCAATTGCAACAGTACCAGTAACATTCGATGCCGTGCCAGTGGTATTTTGATTTAGTGTAGGAATATCAGCGGCAACAATTGCTCTGAATGTAGGTGCGCCAGAACTGCCATTAGGTGCGGCTAAAACATAGTTTGCAGTCTTAGACGCATAAGGATTTTGAGTATCCCCATAATTTGCCTCTAAAGATATGGCAGGAGTAGCACCACCACTAGAAGCAACTGGAGAAGTGCCTGTTACAGAGGTAACTGTTCCTGTTGTTGGTGTTGTCCAAGTAGGGGTAGCACCTGTTCCAGCAGAAGTAAGAACTTGTCCAACAGTGCCTTGACTGCCATCAAAACTTGTTGTTCCAGTTACACTTAAATCAACAAAACTACCATTCTTAGGTGTTGTCGCACCTATGGTCATGTTGTCTATTTCGCCAACATAAGTAGGAGCAATCTCAATTGAATTAACGCCTGTAGGCTTTATGTGAACATGACCCGTACCCGTTGGGCTAATATCAATTTGTGCATTTGTTCCATTGATATTTGTTGATACCAGCAGTGATAAATTATCTCCACCTCCACCACCCATGCTTAATTGGGTTGTACCAGCAGAATTTTTGAGGCTCAAACCACCTGAGTTTGTTGCTTGAACAGTGGGAGTTGTAAGGCTTGTAGATGCAGTAACTGTTGTAAATGCACCAGTTGTAGCAGTTGTAGCGCCTATGGTAGTGCCATTTATTGTCCCGCCTGTAACAGCTACAGAATTAGCATTTTGGGTAGACATCGTACCCAAACCACTGATGTCAGTATTTGATAAGGTAACAGCACCAGTTCTACCAGCAACACTTGTAACCAAGTTACTTTGGTCAATCTTCTGCCAAACAGTGCCATTGAACAACAACCAATCGCCAATTTGCCAATCAGTGATGCCGTTTAAATTGGTAGAACCAGCCGTAGCAACGATGTAATAATAACCATTAACACCAGTGCTACTTACCAGTGTTGGCGTATTAGTAGATGCGTTCCAAGTTCCTTGATAACTTAACGCACCACCACCAGAAACAGTAGCCCAAGAAACGCTAGTCCCATTGGTAGTTAAGAACTTACCTGAGTTCCCTGTCTGACTAGGAATTAGATTGGTAATCTGTGTCTGTAAAGAAGCTAGAGTATCAAGTACATACTGAGAAGTGCCGCCACCATTAGTAATGACTTTGATGGATTCAGCAAGATCAGGAGCAACAACCTCACCAACATTGAGTTCAACACCGCTAGACAGAGTAATGATAAGTGAACCATCAAAATCAATACGAGCATTGGAGACAGAAACACCATCAGAACCATCCACTCCATCACGCCCATCTTGACCACGCTCACCCCGATCACCTTTTGCTCCATCCCTGCCGTTTTTTCCGTCTTTTCCATCTCGACCATCCTTGCCATCAGCGCCATCTCGACCATCTTGGATAGATGCAACACGCTTTTCAATGGAGTTACCTACATCATCAAAGCGACTGCGAATGTCAGATTCAATCTTCTTGAGTGCTTGGACAACCAAGTCAACATTCTCACCAATCTTCTTCTTTTGCACTTCTTTGGCTTGAAGAACCGACTGACGCACAGAATCCAAAACAGCCATCTGCTGTTCAGGAGTCATATTCTTGAGAATTAACTCTTTGGCTAGGTTTTCTACATCCATTATTGAGTACCAGTTTGGGCTGAATTTAACTGTTGGGTAAGTTGATTCAAGAAGTCTTCTTCCATGCCTGAAATCTTATTGTTTTTCTCAGCCATCTGCAATTCAACAATCTTAGACTTGTTCTTGATGTCAGCTTCCTTCAACATCAATTCAGCAATCCTAACTCGCTTGTCAAATTCTCTAGATGCTTGGTCATCTTCATTGGGAAGATTCTTGGTTATTGCCGCCATGTTCTTAGCTTGCACTTCTTGCGGCATCAACTGAGCCTCAACAGACAATTTCGTAGCTTCAGCACGATTTTGCTCTGCTTGAGTGGTGTTAACAGCAATCTGAGCCTGTGCCGCTTGCATTGCCAACTCTTGTTGCATCTGCTCCATCTGTTGCTGTTGAGGATTAGGTTGCATCATCTCATCCAGCTTGGCAATCAACTCCATTCTGTTAGACAAACTGCTGTTTCCTACAATTCCTTTGAGCAGAATAGGCAAAACAGGGGTATTTGCACCCAAAGTCTGCAACAAACCAATGAATTGCTGTTGTTCATACTCCCTAGCAATGATGCCCAAGGTGGCTGTAGGCACAAAATTCATGTCCACAGAGGGATAACGCTCTGGGTCAAACTGCATATAGCGGAAAGCCGCTTTTTTGATGAATGGAACAAGGAAATCTTCTTGGAAATTCACCAAAGTACGCTTGTATTTCTTGATGATGGAAGCAACAGCCATCGACATACCACCACCATCACGGCTAGACTGTGAAACCATGCCGTTAGAGTCCAATGTACCAGTAGCCTGAAGCAACATACGCTCAAATTCTTTGGCGGTTGCTAGGTTATTGGGGTCATTTTGACCAAACTTGAACGGGTAAATGATCTCATTTGGGTTGCCATTGGTCAAAATAGCCTTACCAGCCTTGACTTCAAACTTCATACCACGGGGCAAGCGTGTGGCATCCATAGCAACCATAGGGGCAGTGGTCAAAGCGAGTGAATCCAAGTGAGCCCGAGTCTGAGCATCAATAGCTTTCTGCATATTGAAGGCTTTTTCCACTGTACCTCGCCCCAACAAGCGGTTTGGAACTGTATCGTCTTGGTAAGACATTACAGGTCTATCTTTCATCATGTAGGGGTTTTCTTCAGCCTTAAGCAACAAACCATCGTTGGCAATCACGACAATGGCTTCAACCATATCTGTGTAGTCTTCAGCCGCTGAATTCTCAGGGAACAACTCAACAATGTCTTTATTCTCTTCCATGTTGTTGAGGTATTCACGGGGAACTAACCCGTAGTACGTCAACAAAAGAACCTTTTCATCTTGGTACTGGCTTACCTCTTGGGTAGGCTCTAAGTCAGTATCTTCGTAGGTGGGCGTGATGTCTACCTTGCGGTAGATGCCTTTTTCAATACCAGCCACAACCTTGTGGATAGAGACATACTTCTCAATAGCCACGCCCATGCAGTCATCAATGGATGTGCCATTAGGGTCAAACAAGAAATTCTTTGGGTTGATAGGCATGATCTTCACGCCAATCCTGTCCCTCTCAATCACGCCAATAGCGGCTTGACCCATCTGATTAGGAATAGGCTGAGTGGCAGGAATAAATTCTTTCTCAGTCTTGACGATGATCTCGCCAATACCTGTTCCATAGATTTCAGCCATCAACTCTATCTGGTCGATAGATTTCCTGATCTTGTCTTTCTTGAAGTCTTCCATCAACTGAGCTTTAATCATCTCAACATCAATGGGGTTTCCATTAACGTCTTGGATGTTGTCCTCAATGTCAAAGAAGTCACCCTGACCAAAGATAGCTTCCATGATCTCAGCATGGCGAGTCTCGACTGCTTGTTGGGTAGCAGGAGTTACGATTCGACTACGCTCAGACTCACGGGTCTTGTCTTCAGAAGCCCATTGACCTCGGAAGATGCGCTCGTATTCAAGCCAATCAGGAAGAAAGTTAGTATCTCTGTAGTCACGCCACTTAGTGCAGTGGTCAGTAACAAATGCTGTAAGTTCTTCGTCAGCCTCGGTGGGCTGATAAAACTCGTTTTGTTCTAGCTTGACTTCTTTGTCTGTTGCCATTTATATCCCCGAAATAATATCTAGAGGCTCCCACTCATCTTCTTGGTCATCAACAAAGTATGAGGTTACAGCCAGTTGGTCAATGTAGGAGAGAGCATCAGGTAAGTCATCGTGAACACCTTGGGCGGGGAACATCAAAAGTTGATCTTTGAATTCATCCCAATCTTCCTCAGAGTTCAGCACAATACGCCCATGCTCAAACCTTCCTTGGAGACTCCAGATAATTCTGTCAGTCTTTTTCCTGTTGCCATGCGTTAAGTCAACTATGTGGGAATATACATTATTTTTCCTCATTAGGTCACTTAAATAAGGCAAAACAGCGTTTTTTAACGCACCTCGCTCAATTCCAACACTCAAAGGGCGGTATTCCCGCATCTTCAGCAGAATAGTCGCCGCAGTCTCCCGAATGTCCCAACGCCCAAAAACAATCTCTTTGACAAACCATTTGCCATCATCAGTAACCTTAACCACAGCGATCGCAGTCTGGTCTAGCCTTTTCTTAGAGTTAGCCGCCTGTCTAGCCACTTCCTCAAATCCAGCCAAGTCAACAGCAATGAAGTAAGAACCATACTCAGGCTCAGTCCCGTACTTAATCCACTCTTCTTTGAAGACATCGCTACCCGCATTGTCAAAAGATGCCATATACTCTTGCTTGAAGGCGAACGAACTTAGGGTCTTCTTTGCGCTCTCGATTTCGCTAGGGTCGATTAAAGGATTATCTTTGGTGGTGAAATGCCAACTTTTCCAGTCTGTATCTTCTTCTGACATTCCAAGTTTAAAGATGTCATAGAAGAAATTGCGACCCTTGGGAGTGCCGATAAACATTGCTCTGCCCTTTTTGTCTGACAGAGAAGCACGAATAACCTGTTCCCATGCTTCTGGTTTGATGTCTGCAACCTCGTCAAGCACAGCGTAGGTGAGTGACACTCCCCGCAAAGTATCTGGTCTATCAGCACCTCGGACATAAATCTTTGCTCCGTTTATCAAGGTAATGTCCATATTATTGATGTGGCTGGCTTGGATAACCTCCCGCCCCAACTCCATCAATACATCCCAAATAATCTGTCTAGCCTGACCATTGGTAGGTGCAACATAAAGCACAGCAGACCCTGCACTACATTGCAGTCCTTCAATCAAGAGGGTGATGGCTGAGAGCCTAGACTTGCCGCAACGCCGACCCGCCGCAATGACTTTGAACCTTGTTTTATCAGCAAAGACTTCTTGTTGCCACGGCAGGAGGCTAAAGTTAAGGTCAGACATCTTTGCTTTCTATATCTTCAGCTTCTACTGTGTTGTCACCAATGGTTACGCCACCAATGCCTGAGATTGTAATGTTTACAGCACTTCTCTGATTCTTCTCTTTTTCAAACAGAGCAACGGGAAGCATCCTATCCATACATAGCTTCAATGCCGCCATCTGTGCAGGGTGGTCATCATCAAGGGCAATCTGAACAGTCTTCTGTACAACATTGACTCCAGCACTGTTTATCAACAAATCCTTGAGTTCCTTGACCCTTTGATTCTCAGTCTTGGGCAACATAGCTAATGGCTTGGCATCAGCATACTTAGCCATAGTCAATTTACCTGAACCTTTGGGGCGACCCTTTTTCTTTAGGTTGTCAGGAAGTGCATCTACTACGTTCATCTTTTATCCAATCAGGAAGATCACCAACACGGCTGGAGACTGTTGCGCTACCCCAGTAGTCCCTAGAGTCAGTCTCCATGCGTCTTGGAAGTTAGTACATACTTTACACGAGAACAGGAATCTTGTATAGTGACATCAAACGGGGGCATCACCCACCCCTCTATGCGGTTGAGCCGACCAAGTAGGATAAACGTAGTGAACCATGTAGTTCTTAAGTAAAGACTCACATCTTGAACGGGGCTTGTAGCGTGGAGAGTAAGGACTGACAACCTACTCTAACTTAGATAAACGAGAGGCTCTCCTTTAAAAGGACATACCCACTCACGGGTGACATTCCTATTTGTCAACCAACCTCCTTTCCTAATCCAGATAAGCCTTTGTTCGTGTTAAACACTACATTTGGCTTTTCCAGTGTGGCGGAGGCTACCCCAATATTTACTCACCACCAACCACCCCTCCCCCCCATCAAAGTAAGCGCTAACTAACATAAGCGGAGTAAGCACTAACTAACTTAGGCGAAGTAAGCGCTGACTAACTTAAGTCAAACGATAATTAATTATCAACAGTTAATTACTGACCAGTCAGTCAGTAAGCATATGGGAGTTATGCACCATTTTAGGGATACTGACCAATGGGTCATTAAATACAAATAAACTAGAATAGGGAAAACCTATTGATTATTCTTTATCAATAGAAATAATTGTAGGTCGATTAGGGTTTATACCTATGTTATATTGTTTAACACTACGTTATATTAGAGTCACTAGGAAACAAAACCTAGTAAACAATCAACAAACTAAAGAGGCTTCAATATGAAAATCAAAGAGCAAAAGAATGGGAATTGGACAGTTTTTGAGCAAACCCAAAGCGGTTACTATTTAGTCAAACTCTACAAAAGCTCGGGCGAATTATTGGACAAAATACTTTGCGATGACAGAAGCAACGCCCTTGCATATTTGCGTAGCTTTAACGCTATAGCTAAGAATCAAGGGGCTTAACATGGATAAAAAAGAAATTCTTTGGGCTATTGCTTGCGTTATAGTCTTTGCTTATATCGGCGCTTTGCTTGCATTTAGGGGATAAATTCTAGGGTTTAGGGTATTGCTTGCAGTATCCTAGCACCTAGCGATTTTGCTAGGGTTTTCAACTAAAAAGGCTTTAATATGAAATTCACTCTCCGCCGCAAAGACATTCGGGGTATGTTGCACCTCTGTGCTAAAAAGGATATTCGCTACTATTTGCAAGGAATTAACGTAGCCCGTGACAATCGGGGCACATATATAGAAGCCACTGACGGGCACGTTTTAGGGCGTTTGTTTGTTGACGGCATCCAGTCAGATACGCCGATTAACGTGATTTTGCCTACTGAGCATTTAATTAAACTCAAAGGCACTAAAAAGCAAGGTGACGATATGTTGCATTTTAGCGTTGACGGGTTAGCAATAGAGTGTATTTGCGACAATCAAACAGTGCGTTTTCAAGCTCATGAGGCACGTTTTCCCGATACTGATAGAGTTATTCCCCTTGTTTTCAAGGATGAAGATATAAAACCCGCCACTTTTAACCCTGACCTTTTAGTTCGTTTCGTTGACTTTTCAGAGGAAATTTGGGGAAAAAGACAAGTCCCTAGCTTGCTTCAAAGAGGAAAAGATTCTTGTTTAGTTAGTTTTCCTATGATGGATGACCACTTTGTAGGGGTAATGATGCCATTTAAAGAGCAAGCAATGGCGAAAGTTCCAGCATGGTGCTATCGGTCAAAAACTAAACCCGTAGAAGCCGAAATAACCGAAACAGTGGCGGAGTAAGAGTTCAAACCCTTGGGGATTTTGTCCCCTTGGGCTTGCGCTTTTGCAAGACTTTGAAAGGCTTAAACATGATAGCAATACACACAAAATATATTCCACCCACTAACACCAAAGGGTCACGAATAAAAGCCTATACAGTGGGCAACAGCATGAGAAAAGGCTTTCAAGCCACTATTTCATATCCTCATGAATATTCGCATGAAGTCTGCCATTTTCAGGCAGTTAAAGCATTAGTTGAAAAGCACAAATTAGACTGGGATTTAGCAGATATGCGTTATGGCGATAGCGCAGACGGAAAGGGTTATTCTTTTTGTTTTGACAATTCAAAGGTGGGCGCATGACCTACTATGACAAAGAAGTGCAGAAACTAGGTGAACGTCAGGCAGACATACAGCTACGTTCTATCAATGGTCAAACCCGTTGGATGACCATATCACCCGAGCAAGTGCAAGCCATTCTAGAAATACTTAACAAAAATGAGGTGAAAGAATGACTAAAGGCACAAACGCACAAACAAAACCCCAATTTGTTGGGCAAATAGTGAAATTTATTTCTCCCCATGCAAACGTGTGGCTTTACGATATTTGCAAACAAAACCCCAAATATGGGTCGCTGGAATGGTGGGCTTTAAATGACCCTACTGAAGAGCAAAAAACCAAAGCCTTAGAGGTGGCTTTGTGATATATGCCACCATTGCCCTACTCTTAAAAATTATTCTCCGAAAATGAAAGGCTTAAAAATGAAAACAGTTTCAATTGGTTTTATGCGTGAAGATGGCGACCTTGGTTTATTTGCTACATTGAATAACCTTGATGAATACATGAATCAAGATGAATTCATGAAGTTAGTTGATAGCGTTGCCTCTGAGTTGCGAAAAACAACAAAACAAGAAGCTATAGTGCTTGAGAGGGAAGATGCGCCCGATTATGTAACCATTCAATAAGTTAGTAAGCACTTACATATAACCACCTTCGGGTGGTTTTTTATTGCCTACTTTTAAGACCCTGAAAGCCCGACAATGTACCTTTTGATGGATTTACAAAAATAACGGCTGGAAAGCACCTTTAAAGCCCTCGCAGGGGTCAATCTGCCACTGTGCAAAGCCCAACATATTCAAGATTGTCATCAGACCTCAAACCGATAGCATGGAAATGCACCGCCCAACGTAGGCAAACCCTGAACCCTTCGCTTAAATTACCCTCGCCTATTGCCCTTATTGCTTCGTATTCAACGGGGTCAAACTTGATAACAATACCCTTTTTGTCAACAGTTTCAGACATTGCACTGTCTCCAATACTCTGCGATTAATAGCGCCTCTGCTCTGTTTATGTCCTTTTTGAGCTTTAGTGGCGCTTTAGGGAATAGCTTTCGAGCTAGGTCTAAAGCCTCGTTTTTGTCTGCTGTTAGCCCAAAATAGCCCTTCCATTTCTGAGGGCTGACCAAGTGAAAAGGGTAGTTAGTTAATTCGCAAACTGCACTAATAACCCCGACTGCTCTCGCAAAATTCCATGTTGACGATATACCCTGTTTAGGCATAGCGTGTACCTGTTCCATGCAAATCTGTGCGCCCTCTTTAGGGTCGACAATGGATAGGATGCGACTCTTAAACACCAAGGCGAGGATATGCTTGTCCTTATGGTCAATCATGAATGACTCGACATAATTCCCATCATGGTCTATTGCCCCAAGTGCGCCATTAACTGAACCAGCGTCAATACCTATGTAAATCATTTATTTCCTTGTATGTTGTTCATGCGCCAACGTAGTTCATTAGTGGCGGGTAACCCACGCTTTTTCTCTATGTCGGATAAGGTCTGCCACCACCATGCGGATGCTTTCATTTTCCCAAGGTCTTTGGCTTTCCTCTTGTATCTCAAAATCCACTCTTTCGCCTCCATCTGCTTCAATGTCTCCCGTAGCTGTAAGCGCTCTTGTGGTGTCAGCGTAGCTAAGTTGCGAGGTTTCCCTGCATCTGTCCAATAGTCGATTGGCTTCATGTTTTGTCATGCTACTTTACCCCTTAATGCTTCTTTGATTTTGGCAAGAATCTCAGGGTTTGGCTTGGCATTCTTCATATCTTCATCAAGTTTTGCAAGTGCAGGGTCACGCTGTGAGCTTGAGGGTACTGTCGTTCTGATGATGTCAGCCTGTTTAAACACTTGCTTTTGGTTTCTCACCCAATTACGCCATGTTGCTTGCCAATCCAGCTTTGTAGAGCCTGAACCAGCTTTTGCACTCCAGTAATCCCTAAACTGCTCACTCACGCTACGCAAATCTAGGTCGGGTCTTTCCTGTTTAGCCCAGTCTGCCCATTCTTTTGGCAAAACCCAATCAGCAGAGAGGCGTGAGCCTCTTGTGCGCTCTTTAATTGGTTCTTGGTTAATGGTTAGTGGTTTATGGTTAGGTGGAGGTTCGTCTACGCTTGGTTCACGCTTCGTGCGACTTTCTTTACGCTTCGCCTCTCTTTCGTCAGCGATTCGTTTGTTTGTCTCTGCGTTCTTGTGATAGTTCAGTAGTTCTTCAAGAACTCTGTCCTGCACATAACAGCCATCCTTATCCAGCTTGAAAAACCTAGACAAAACAAACTTTACCGCCTCTACTTCTGCTTCAGTAGATGCCCAAGTCCATTCAAGCGCCTGTTCTATTGTGGGGAATACTTCTCTGTCATAACACGCATCAATAAGAAGCGTATACGCTCCGTGCTGAAGCATAGTTAGCCGACCAGCTTTTTTTGCATAGTCGCCAATATTTCGTTTGTAGTAGTGCATATAAAACCTTACGTTTTCGGTTGCCGTTACTGAAGAAACACTGGCAGGGCGGTAACGAATCGCCTTTTCCCCCGCTAAAGGTAGCCAAGTTTCAAATCATTATACTGTTTTCTTCTGTCTCTCAATTGAGTCGGCTAATAGTTGTCGCAACCATTTAGTTCCTCCCAGTCGTTTGAACTCATTCCACTCACTTAAGGTGGCTCGTACAGCAATGGTCTTGCCGCTTTTGGTCATTTCAGATTTAGGTCTTGGCATAGAGGCGTGATTGTGTAGTGTTAAACAAATACCACAATTAGGGTTTATCCTAGTGTTAAACATTATATTCTGTGTAACACTACGAACTCTCTACCAACACATTGAAAGGCGTGAATATGGAACTGGATATAGATTTTTGTGACCTTGAAATAGATATCAAGGCTTGGGTCGAATGGGAATATGACCCCAACTACTCTCCCAACGAGGGAGTCTACGATAAATTCATTTGGTCAGCCTACTTAATGGTTGGCAACAACCGCATTGACATTACAGATGAACTCTCTGCCAAGGAGTGCAAACAAATTGAAAAACAGATTGAGGAGTCTATCGATGACAGCATTTAACAAAGCCGTTTGGGAATCCTACCAACAACTCAATGATGATGACATCATGGAAGCTATCTCTGGCTCTGTAGCCATCCCTCTTGCCATCAAATCAGGCGACTGGGAGTATGCCTTTCAGTTCATTAGAGATCGAATTGAGAACAAGATGACTCGCAGGGCTGAGTTTTACTTGTACAGCAAGACAAAGACACCATCAATTGATGATGAAGATGAACTGCGTACCTTGCGAATTTTGTGGTTGAAAGAAGAATACAAGGGAGATAAAGATGAAACTTAAAAACACTATTGCAACGATCTTAGAGGAAAGCCAAGATGAATATTTTTGCCAGTTTTGCACAAAGCCTAAAGTTGGCTCTCTCCCGATCTGCTCATGCTCAGGGAATTGGTTCAAACTTGCCGACTTTGACTTTGATACCCAATTCTCAATTGCCCAACAAATCTTCAACTCACAGAAAGGTGTACCCAACAAAAAAACTGACTGACCCTGAGTTTGTATATACAGACTCAACCAAAACAAACATTTCAAAAACTTTTCAAGAATTTAAACAGGAGTGAATATGAATCAGGAACAGGTGTTGATGTTGCTCAACAAGAACGTCAATGAGCATACCGAGAAGAAAGCCAACCTAACCTATCTCTCATGGGCTTGGGCATGGGCTGAAGCACTAAAGGCAGACCCAACAGCCATCTACAAGGTGGATATGTTTGGCGACAAGTGCTACATGGACATAAACGGCACAGCAATGGTGTTCGTCACAGTCACCATGTTTGGCAAACCAATGACTTGCCAACTTCCAGTAATGGACTATCGCAATAAAGCTATCCCTAACCCTGACGCATTTGCAGTCAATACCGCCATCATGCGGTGCATGACTAAGGCTTTGTCTCTGCATGGCTTGGGTCTTTACATCTATGCTGGAGAAGACTTGCCCGAGGGTGACTCAGGTTCAGATATAGATGTAGGCATGATGATTGACCACTTGGCGGCTATTGATGCGGCTTCAACTTTAGAGGAGCTCAAAAATGTATACAGCACTGCTTACGCTCATTGCGGTGGTGATAAGGGCTGGCAAAAGAAAGTGATCGATGCCAAAGAAAAGCGT